GTGGACGCACGGTTGCAGGAGTACCTGAAGAGAGGGCCGAGCAATGGCTGACCCCCAACTCTGTCCTGATTGCGAGCAACCTTCGGATACCATCCCCTGCCCTTCCTGTCAGCAGTGGCGCGATCAGAAGTTTGTCAAGATGGACGACGAGTGGCAGGACAAGCTGGCTCGGCGCAAACACTTCCGGCCCCTCAGCGCGATGTCCGGCGTGGACTTCGGCGAGGCGCTGGCGGATATGGCGAAAGCAGTAGAAAGATCGAGGTAACAATGACTCAAGAAATCGAATCCGTAAAACCCGCTCTCACCGTCATTCTCGACGACGGCGACTTCATCATCAACTCGACCGGCCCGGTCGGCAAGGCGATGGCCCAGGCGATCCTTCCACTTCTCGCCCCAGCCAAGCGTGTGACGATCGTCACAGACGGTGAGATGAAAGTTATGAAGCGGAACGGGACAGGGCAAGCACCGCAGACGGCAGCGGAGCACAACGCCAAGCGACCGGCTTCTCCACCGGTCTCTGCGGGACCGGACATTCAGGATCAGTTCGCTGCCGATCTTGAAGCTGGGCGTACAGGCGAGCAGGCCACAGGGGAGTCTCCAACTCCCACTCCCGGTCCCAGTGATCCAGTGAAGATTCCTGCCAGGCGCAAGCCTCAAATCTTCCAGGACGCCGCGGCCCCACCCGCGCCGGAGCTGGCTGAGGCGGAGATGGACCGCCTTCTTGCCGAGGCAGCCCAAGCTGATATCGATGCTGCCAAGGTCGCTGAGGACCAACGGTTCCAGCGGCAGCAGGCTGTGCAGGCCGGCGGCGAGCCAGCGCAGGCCGGCGGCGAGCCAGCGCAGGTTGAACCCGTCGCCGAACCCGCTGCCGCCGCTCCACGCAAGCGCGAGCCCCGTCAGCTCGCTACCTCTGGCAGGGCCTGCGGCCGCTGCGGCGGTGGCGGGCAGATCCAAGGAGAGGCCGGGTTCGTTGGCTCGTGTCCGGTTTGCCACGGCGAGGGCCAGGTCAAGACGTGGGACCGAAGTTTGAAGGTCAGGTAGAGGGATTGTAGTACAGTAAAGTTGCAAACCAAGGGAGGAATTAGCTAATGGTGAACGAGGATTTGGTGTACCTGACGAGTACAGCGTGTAAGCATAAATCTCCGAGCCTAGCTGGTCAAGTAAACTATGTGCAGTTTGACAACGGAGGCCAGTTTATTGTCTCTAAAAACGCACTTGACAGCTTGGAACTCGGAAAGACGTACTCGTTTTATCTGAAAGAAATAGAGACAGGCGAGGAGGTTTCTCAATGATTGGTGAAACCTGGACTAGCTACAAGCTTCAACCTGCTCCGCCAAGTCTTTTGTGCCAGTTTAGGATCAATTTTCAAGCGTACTGTGCCGCTGTAGCTAATTCGCGTTTTTGTTTGCGAAGGTGGAGGGATGAAGGGCCTCCTCGTATCGGGTACGTTAAGGACTTCTCTGGGCAATTCGATACAGATGATCTTGAATGGAAGTTAACCGGGATAGCGAAGGAGCAGGCGATGCAAGAAGAGGATTCTCGTTAATGGCCACCATGCCCGATAACGCGCTCCCTCTCTGCAACAATCCGCAGCATCCCCGTGGTCTCCCCACGCGCATGGTCTTTCTCCAGACCAAGGACCACACGCACGTTTTTGGCTGCCAGGCTTGCAAGGATGTGAACCGCAAGCTCTCTGTGCGGGTGATGACCGATCAGTTCTTCAAGCGCGAGGTCAGGAAGCAACTGGCCAGCGAGAATCGGCTCCTTCACGCTCCTCTCCGTCGCCGGCAGCGCACTCCTGGAGAACTCGGCCTGATGCGGGAGATGTCTCTCGATGCCGCGCGCGCCAACGCAGCTTCCCGCTCGATTGGCTGGGACTCGTCGGCGCGTCGCAGCAAGGACGGCAAGTTCGAGCTTGTGATGTACAAGAGCCTGGGCAACGGTGATCTCCATATCCAGATGGCGGTCGGGGGCAAACTCGCCCCCCAGATGGACGACCACATTGCGTCGAGAGAAGAGTTCAGAACTGAAGAGGCATACTGGACTCGTGTCGCTCGGGCTTCGGAGTTGATGTTGCACTTGTACGGCGATCCGCGCGCGCCGCTGTCGCCGGAAGAGTCGGCGCAACGAGAGCAGGAGATGTACTAACCAGTTAACGAATCGAAAGGATCAAAATGTCCAGACTCGCAGCAGTTCACACCGGCCAGCCCACGCAAGGTCTCGGAACCGTCCCGACCGCTCGTGCTGTCGTCAAGCCAACTGCCGTTCCCGCACGGCAGTATGCATCTCCTCTTGAAGCCCAGTACGCCGAGGCGGAGGCGTCGGGAGCGCTTGATATCGACGATCTTGCCGCTCCCCCTCTCGCTCCTGCCGACACTTTGCTTTCTCCCCGTAACCATTACTCTGCGGTTCGCGCTACCGTGACTGCCGCTTGGCTTTCCCTTACTGCGACTGAGATCGAAGTTCGCCAGCACTTCAAGTCCATTCCGGTTCAGCATGGGCTCGAAACCCTGGCCCGGATGCGCCACCAGTGTGACCTGGCGGCCTCCACCTTGCAGGGCCGGATGGACGAGGGGAATACCGAACGCTGCACCGGCTGCGGGAAGACTTTGGAGGAGGTTCGTAAGTCTCAATGGATCATGGTTGGAAGCGACATGGACCCGGATACCGGTGTACCGGTTCCTTTTCGTTTCTGCGGACCTTTGTGTGTGCGTGAGCGCAATCGCAGGACCATGCTTCCGAAGGACCAGCGCGACAAGTTGCGGTTCGACGGACAAGAAGAAGGAGAAATTCGGTGAGAACAATACTAGGCATTCCTTATGAGAGATGGGGAAAGGCTAGTCCTGGAGAAGTTGCGGTTCGACGGACAAGAGGAAGGCGAGATACGCTGATGGCCAAACGCAAGAAGTTGTCCCCTGATCTGCATATCCCCTTGGCGGATATTCCCTATCTTTCTGCTTCCGATCTGCTTGCTATCGACGGGCCGAAATTTATTACCTCGGACAGCATGGAGGGAGCGAAGACTTTCGCGGTGCTCATTTCTCACGATAAGTGGCGGACAATGAATCACACCATACCTGCGGTCAGTCCACATAGAGCCGGGGTATTCTGGGTAGGCGAGCAGGCTTACTTAACGATTCCGGTGGAGCAGCGTGGCGGAACGGCTGTGTGGCATCCTGTGTCCGAGACCGGCTTGGAAATTATTACACGCAAGAGGAGTAAACCCAAATGACTAACCACACCCAACTCATGCAAGACCGCATCGCCAAACTCTCCCTTCAGCCCAACGACTTAATCATCGTCCGCGACGAATCCGATATGTCCACTTTTTTGGAGATGACTCAGCAAGGCATCGGATTCTCGCCCTACGCCAATCCAGTCATCCTTGTCCGCGGCGGACTGGAGAAGGCCACGCGGCAGGATCTCCTCGAAGCGCTGTCTGTGATCGATCAGCAATCCGAGACGGTCAGCCGGATCATTACCGATCTCTCAGCGCCAGTTCTCAGAAAGGTTCAATAGCTATGACACATAACATGCTTAACCCATTCGTTCCGTGCTCTGCTTCGATTTTTCTGAACGACAACCCGCTGACTTCTACCTACTGTATGCGCGAGAAGGGCCATGCGGACGAGCAAGTGAAGGGATTCCCCGGCGGGCACAACACGGTCGATGCGGCGCCGGTGCCGGTCGTGAAGGAGCAGTGATGCTCTACGACACGATCTGCGAAATCTGGCCTCAATATCGCAAGCGGCCTCAGTCTGAAGTTGAGAAGCGGTTTGTTTCGCGGTATCCCACGACGGGGGATTACAATAAGTTGCTTGCTGGACCTTTGTTCAGCCGTGGGGGGCCAGATCCCCTAGAGATATTCATCAAGTAATAGGAGATCGCCATTCCCCTTCAGCTAGACCATGTCGAGAAATTCTTCTCGCGGCTCACGATCCGTGACCGTGACGAAGGTACTCGCCTACCTTTCCACATGCGTGACCAGCAGCGTGAAGTTTTTCACCTCGCCAAGGACCACCTTGCGAGGAAACGCCGGCTGTTCATGATTTTCCTGAAAGCTCGCCGTGTGGGCCTCTCGACTCTCGCCACCGGTCTTGGCCAGGCTCACTGTATCGCGCACCCAGGCTCGCTTGCCCGCTGCATCGCGCAGAATGCCGAAGTCGCCGCAGCCAATTTTGCCATGGCCTGCGGGTTTCGCGATGATTGCCGAGACTTATACCCAGGAGCCCCCAAGCCGACCAAGAAAACACTCATCTGGCCTCACTCCGACGGCCCGGACTCCTTGTTCACGCACCACACGGCCGCCACGGTCCACGGCCAGCGCGGTTTGACTTCCTCCTTTCTGCACATGACCGAGGCGGCCTTCTACCCCTACGAGGGGGCGTTCACCTCGCTCATGAACACGCTGAGCAAAGACCCGAACAATATCTGCCTGATCGAGACCACGGCCAACGGGATGGAAGGCCCTGGCGAGGCCTACTACCAGTATTGGGAAGCGGCGGTCGCGGGCGACAATGAGTTTCTTCCTATCTTTCTGCCATGGTGGGACGACCCAGCTTACGTGCTTCCTGCCGAATTCGCTGCTGACGCCCCGCGTGATGAATACGAACGCTATTTGATGAACGACATCAAGCATTGGAAGACCGGGAAACGAGTCAAACTCGGCAAAGATCGTGTTGCATGGTTTCGTGAAACTCTTGCGACCAAGTGTGAAGGGATTTTGGAAAAGTGGAGAGCGGAATATCCGAGTACTCCAGAGGAAGCTTTCGTTGCCACAGGTAACCCCGCTTTCACCATCGAAGAGATGCAGTTTGCGAATAATTCCCTGATAAAAATTCCTCCGTGGCAGGGCCGGTGCGTATTGTCAGGAGACAACAAACATGGAGAGATTCAGAAGGGCACAGATGGGCCTCTTGTACTCTACGAGACGCCTCAGCCCAAGCACCACTATTTCGCCGGGGTAGACACAGCGCGCGGGGAGGAATCGACTATGGCCCCAGGTGACTATGCGGCTATCGTGGTCTGGAACGCCGAGACTGGGAATATGGCTGCGCGGTACGCTTCGCGTGTGTCGCCGGAGGAAATCGCCTCCGTTGCTGCCGCTTTGGGCTACTACTTCAACTCGGCTATGCTCAACGTCGAATTGAACAATTTAGGATATACGACCATGCGCGAGTTGCGCGACCGATTGTACTATCCTTTGCAGTATCTCTGGAAGGGACGCGATGACAAGGCGTCCACATCCAAGCCGGGTCAGGCTTATGGGTTTGAGACTTCCGATCGTTACCGCCGGATGATGTTCAATCTCTTCCGCAACGCGCTGCACCGCAAGGAAGTAGT